CCTTCTATAACCTCTCTGGCGTCATCTGGACGTAGATTAGAGGCTACCTGATAAGCAGCCTCCAATGTAATAGGGTGAATTAAATCAGACACGTTGATAGTAACGACTATTGTAATCTCCTTCCCATCTCAATGAATACAGTGTAAATGGTCCATTAAATTTAGAAGAGATAGTAATATCTAGGTTTGTATTCCTTTCATATAAAGGTACTGTTTGTTCTCTGTCAGTAGTAATAGGAGCATCACCAGCTAAGTACGAACCTTGAATTGATTGCTCATACTCAACAACATAAGAATCTTTACCATATCTATCAATGCTAATATTAAAATAACCACTCTCACCTGTATTCAAATGCATTCTATGGATTACTAATGATGCCGTAGTATCTGCTCTATAAGATGATTGCTCCGATTTAATGACATTGAATGTAGGCAACTCAATCTTCATTTCATAATCTACGTCTCCATCTTGATATAGAGATGACTCTAAATCGTTTTTATATAGTTTACCATCTTGAGTTACTGCATAGTGATTAGTACCATCTAAAATTTGATAACAAACAGTAGACGGTAGTTGCCATTTGAACCATGCTTGTTGAATATCACTTTGACTGTTTTCCTTAAAGTACTTATAAAGCCAAATTATATCCTCACCCTTTTTGCCAAATGTAATAAGACCGGTATCTTTACTGCTACTAACCATAGAGTAGTCAGCTTCAAAGGAAGTAGAGATCAATTTACTCTTTTCAATGACATCAGTTTGACCTTCCCTAAAGATGTTTGTCATTTCAAACATTGATGATAACGTATCTGTCTTACCTAAAAACCCTATATTCGTACCAATATTAAAAGGCTCACTGTTAGTATCAATCTTATAAGAAGATACCTGGCTTAATTTAGCTGTATTAGGTGAGAATATATCACTATCCGTAGTAAGCAAAAACTGATTATGCTCACCAAGAATCAGCAATGCATTATTGATCTGTATGCCTGAGTATAAATTAGCGGTATAATTAGATGTTGCTTCTACATCAACAGGATCTGATGGACTTACAACTAAAGCAGTCGCAGGAAAGAAATTAGTTAAATCGCCTGCAGTGGAAGCGATTACACTAGAATCACTTAGGAATACTAACCTGTTTCTATAAAATAAAATATTATTAATTTTTTGCCCAACGAAACTAGGTGTAAATTGTTCCTGAGTACCACATGTTCTTGAAGCGTAGTCAACACTTGCTACAATCCAATCAGCAGGTCTTCCAGCTGTAGCAGGTCTATATTTTAAAATATGTGGGAAACTACTAGAATCTACTGTTGTTATCTCGCCAGGTTTAGCTATTTCCTTCCAATAACCCATACCTGATTCTATAAAGCGACTATTAGGATCAGTGTTATCAGTGTTATCAGTGATAATATCTCCGTAATCTCTCACAAATTGAACGAAATAGTCATCGTCTTCAGTAAAGGAATTTTGAACCTTAACGATAAAGCCTTGCTTACATTCGAGAGGTAAGTTGGATACATTATTGACAACAGCTACCGGATTAGGGTAATTACCATCTCCATCTCTTTCGGCTTGGTTGTTTAGTATGTTTATAAGGTCTGGTTCTGATGTGTCAATCTTAAATGGTTGGTCATGCTTAATGTAAATACCATTGCCAATGATTTCAATGTTAGACTCATCAAATTCACTAACACTATTTATAATTGCGGATGCAAGTGCATTTTGCAGGTATTCAATAGAGTTATTAGTTGCAGATGGTGTTGCGGCAATATTAGCCACATCGATTGGACCAGATTTTTCTAGAATCTCTTTTACAGTATATTGAATTTTCATGTTTACCTGTTTATCACCATATGGTCCATCAGGTATTGTAACTTCAAATATGTCATCTTTCTTCCATCCCTGACCACCAGACAATAGTACGGTGTTACTTATATAATAGTCACACTGTTGTTTTTCACTATGCTTAAGAATTCTTGGTTGGGCACTAATAGTAACTCTTACTATAATTTTTTCCGTTCTAGTGCCATCGTCACCAGAGGTATTATTTTTGTACTTATTATTGATTGCATTATAACTTTCTAAGGTATATGTTCCAGCAGCACCGCAGTTCTGAACAGACTCAGTTTTACCTGCTGTATTGAATTTAATTTTCTTACTTTCCTTAATCTCAGATGCCTGAGTCAGAGTAGTATCATTGTTACCCACCCTATCAAAACTAATTTTATAAGCTCTTTCTACATCAATTACTTTAAATTCAATGAATGCTTCATAAGGTCTCACATTATCAACTGACTGACTCATTGACGTTCTTACGTTAGTGTTACAGAGAAATGTAGTATCAGCCAATGTAGCACTTTTAATAGCGTAATCTAAATTAGAGTCAGCTATAAAATATTCAATCTCTGGATCATCACTATCTAAATCTTTAGTATCTATACTATTGAAATAAGAGTCTCCTAAACCAAGATCGACTGAAGCGAGGGCTTCACGAATAGTTTGGACAGCTCCAGTGTCTGCATTCCATCCCTTAATAACACCTGCTGGGCTGATATTAAATATATACCGCTCTTTTTCAGTATCTTCTCTTCTAGTTACAGAAAACCAAGTTCCATCACTTGTAGTGGTTATATCTTCTGTTATTAAAGAGTAACCTGTTCTTTTTAAAAGACCTTTGGTAATGTCTGGATACACATTGACTGCATCCCTAACCTGACCAGGTTTCTTTAGTTCATCTGGTTGTTCATTAATACCTTGAATAAAATTAGGTAGCAGTTGTGATACAGCTGTCATCGTGCAAGTGTTCTATAAGGTTGATAAGATCTGTAGGCAGTGCCCTGTGGTGTACCAAAGAATGTGTGGTCACCCTGATTACACTCATACTCCATACATGATGCTCGTGCTTGAGCTTCTTGTTGTCCAAGAAGTTGTACAAGTTGTGGATTAGTAACCATCTGTGTAGCGGCTCTGCCACTAGCACGAAGAGTTATATACCGTTGGTAAACAGAAGGGATTTCTTCAAACGGTACTTTCCTTACATAATCAAGATATACGGATTCAGTAAATTTATAAGTATGATTATAGCGATCATATAATTTACCATTACGTCTAACTACATCTGTAGTTCTAAAGACTTGACCATCACTAACATCTAGACGTAGGACATCAGTTGGTATGATGATTTCACTTTGAGAGTCGGGCATAACCTCTAGATGAAATTCAGTATTAAATATCCAGCCTTCATTCTGTACATCAGTATCTACTTCTTTTAAAATCTGATGTATAACAGCAATCTCAGGGTTTACATAAATAAGTGTACCATCAGTATTGTTGTAAATTCTTGATACTGGTGATTGCCCAATTGCTCCTAGTATGGAATTCACACTGGAGAGTTCGGTCTCGGTTGTCATAATATACTAGGAATAATTATATAAAAAAAAAGGCTCCCGAAGGAGCCCATAGTTATTAAGAGCGGTCTCGCGCAGGAGAGTCACACTCAACATTAGGATAAGCAAAACGCAATTGTGCAGATTCGCTATAAACAGTTGAAGCTGAAACAGCAGAACCATAACCTTTTTGAGTTTTAGCTACGGAGGTACGGATAGCCGTGTTACCTCCACTGATGCCAGCAGTAGAACCGGAAACGCCGTTGTTTCCAGATGCAGATGCAGAATTAGCCATAATTTATATCTTATTAAGGAGTAGCGGTCAGCTCGATTGCTGCCGCAGGGTTCAGGATGCCAGCACCCATGGCAAGACGCCCGACGATGACATCACCTTGGTACATGGTCTTAACATCTGCACCTGTGGTTTGAACCTGAGGTCCAATAGCTTCCACAACAGCAGCTGCATCACGCATATAGATCAGACCAGCATGATTAGCAAAGCTACCGGAGTAATCGTTGTTCTCACCATCAACAGCAGCAACAGTACCAGCCTGGAAAGGTAGGTTGTTGGAACGACGGATGGAGATACCAGCGATCTCATAGAGACCTTCACCAGTGTTCAGGCTGCCCTGAGTGTTGCCGAAGTCACGGTTGAGGATGTTTGTATCCACTGAGGAGATCAAGCTGTAGTACTGCCTTGGAGAAAGCACAGCAAATCGTCCGGCAGAAGGTACATTCTTTTCATCCAAGATTGCAGCTGCTTCAAAGAAGCCGTCTACAAGAGCTTGAGCATCAAGAGCCTTACCAGCACCAAGGTTGATCGTGGAACCACCAGGTTCGCCAGTCACAAAACTGGTAGATTTCTGAGCAGACTTAGCGATCATACGGAAGATCTTTTTATCATAAGCTTCAGCCAAAGCATGACCGATCTTTGCAGAGATTTCAGACCTAAGCGAGTAATGCGCAAGTGTCTCATCTAGATCATATAAAAAGGCAGAACTGATCAAAAGGTCATCCATCACAACCGTGGTTTCTGCCACCGGAGGATCATTAGATCCAAGGATTGGCGTGCCAGGTGTGTGATAGCCCGCTTCCATACGTCCTGTATAGATGAACTGCAGGGACTTACCATTACGCAATGTACGGGTCTGAACTGTACCTTTAGCGATACAGGCAGATTCGTACGCTTTGATCATCTCCATGATCATCCCTATTTTTCAATAGGGCATAGACTATATCTTCATCCCAATGGGATGCTGGACGCTTATGATGTATTACGTGTCACGCTTGACACACCATCTAGTCGTTGCACCTTCCTCACAAGATCGTGTGAGACTTGGCTCAGGATTGCCATAGATTTAACGTTAGGTTTCCCTGAATTCATCCAGTTATCAATTTAGAATTGCTTCTAATTGGGGCAAGATTATTTACCCGAAAACAACTTGAGGTAAGTTGCATACTTGGTATCATAATTGGTGTCTAGTGCCAGCGGAGTTTGGCTGGTATTGTTAATAGTACCAATTGAAGTAACTAAAGTATTAGTAGTCATTTTAAAAAGTAAATGTAAATTGTTATCGTTTTTCTTGCTAGCAAAATTAAAGTTTGAAAATGTTAAGGTCTTTTCATTACCGTGCACGGTAGAGTTATCGCCTTAGCGGCTCTACCAATATTGACGCCGGGAGTTGCACCCGGCTCTGAGCTTTTACTCAGCCAATTTCTTTATAAACCACACCTCGATAACGCAG